CCGACCACTGCGTGGGATGAGCAGACGTTCCTGCAGGCGCTTGACGACTGCGATTTGGTGCCGCAGGCAGATCCCAACACCGCGTCGCATGGCCAGCGCATCATGAAAATCATGGCGCTGAAACAATTGCAGCAGCAGAACCCGTCAATGTACGATCCGATTGCGATTGATACTGCGGCACTGCAGGCCATCGGCTGGTCGAACCCGCAGCAATTCTTGGCACCTCCGCAGGCACAGGCTTCACCGCCGCCAGAGCTGCAGGAAAAGATGGCCAAGATGAAGGTGGCGCAGCAGGATGCGGACACCAAGCGCATGGTGGCGCAGGCCAAAGTTGCGCAATTGCATCAAGGCGGTGCCGGTGCGGGCGTCAAGCCAGCAAACCCGATGGAAGCCATGAACCTGCAGGTCAAGCAGCAGGAAGTGCAGCAAAAGGCGCAGGACGCCATGCTCGATGCCGAGAACCGCAAGCGCGACCGCGAAAGCCGCGAACGCTTGGCGGCCATCCGTTTGGCCGAGGATATGGCCAAAAATCCTGCTGGCATCCCGATCATCAACAGCGTTGTGCCGCCTGACCTGTTGAAGCGTTTGGAAGATAACGAGCAACCCCTCAATGGCAGCGCACAAGGGCCGCAGCAATGAAGCACGACCACGCAAAAATGATCCGCCACGCTATGATCATTGCCAAGCATTTGGCGGCTGGTGGTCACGTTCATTTGACGCACCGCAAGCATTTTGAGGGCGGCGGTGACAGTGGCGGTCACGACAACAGCTCACCGGAACCAACACCAGCGCCTGCGCCGACGCCTGCAGGGCCGACCGGATTAGATCCGGTGACCATGAAGGGTGCGCCGCTTGATTTTGCCCATTTGAACCTGCCAGCAAGCTTTACGCAGGGATTTGTGCCTTCGCCTGCAAACAACGTCGCCATGCCGCCGATGATGTCGCGCGGCTATGAAAGCCTTCCGGCGCCTGTTTATGGTGGCATGGCGTCGCCCAATTCGGGCGGCATGCCGTCATTTAACCCGATGTCATATTTTATGCCGGAGCAGGCGCCGTTGGCTCAAGGGCCACGCACGTTTGCCCGTGGCGGGTATGCCGACGGCGGCGAGACAGATCCGATGGTTGATCAAGATCAAGGCGCAGTAAACGCAGCACTTGGTGTGGCTAGGGAGGCCGCACCTGATCGCCCTTTCGGACCAGCCGTCGGTCCAGACGACGTGCAACCAACAAAAGTTCCGCTTAATTTGGGGAATGTTGCCAATCGTCTTGACACGACTTTTAAAGAAAGAGCCCGCGATTTTGGTCAAGGCTTGGCTGAATTTCCTAGCCAAGCATATGAATACATGAAAGCTCCTATGCAGGCATTGCGTGGTGAAACACAAAAAGCTGTTGACCAAAACACAGGCAAAATCATTGACGTTCTTCCATCCGGTATGAGCATTGATGAAGCTGCCATGGGCGGTGCTGGGTTGGTTTCTGCAGGTACGTTGCCTGACATTATGGCTGGAAAAATTACGCCTAACATGTTGCGTGCAGGCTCTATAGAGTCTAAAATAGGTAATGCATTAAAGGAGCAAAAATATGCTACAGAACAAGCAGGCCCATTCTATCGAGTCTATTCGCCAGAGACAAGCGAAGCGAGATTTGTTCCTGAAGGAAATGGAAAAGCATTTTGGCCCTCCTCGCCAAATGACGTTAGAGGAAGAGGACAAACTTCGTACGGAACTTCGCAACTTGACCCGATCACGGGTAAAAAATCGCCCTTAATGCCTGATGCGGAAAATAATATTCCGCTTCAAGCCGCTAATAAATATGTTGAAAAATTAGGTTTATCACCTGTTTATCAACCAGACATGCCGCCATCTTCTCTTGCAAAACAAAGTGCAATTGGTCGCACTTTTATGTTGGCTGCTGAAGATTTGCCTGAATATAAAGAAGCAATTTTTAACGCATATAAACAACAAATGCCTGAAATTGTTGAGCAATCAGGCGCAAAAAATTATGATGAATTGCTTGAATCTTCTTATCGCCAAATGGCAAAAGAAACATCAGATCAATTTGATGCGTTGCCATTGCGTTATTCTTTTCACCGAAACGGTGAAGGAAATTATGATAGTAGCGCTCATATGGTTGGCGATGTTCATAACAACGGACATTTATTTGTTTTTCAAGGTGGCGACACTCATGATTTTTTGCACAACATTGATCCAGCAACTGGATTAAATGAAAACGAAAAATTTCGTGCTGTTCATGATGCTTTTGGCCATGCTTTATTAGGCAATACTTTTAATGCTCAAGGTGAAGAACGTGCATGGGGCGTGCATTCACAAATGTATAGCCCTCTTGCCCGCCCAGCTATGACGGCGGAAACACGAGGTCAAAATAGTGTTGTTAATTACACTCCTTTAAATATGAAAACATTTGATCAACTTGGTCAAATTGAAATGCATTTAGCTGATGCTATAAAAAATAATGACATTGAAAAAATTAATGCTTTAAAGAACGAAAAAACAGAAGCTATGAAAGATTGGCAATATGCTCCACAAGTTTCTGTTTTATTGCCACCTGAATTTTTAAAAACAGATTATGCCGGTGGCATGCCTGATTATGTGCGTAATCTTGTAAAGCCGCAAGAAAATACTGGGTTTAGTTCAACTTTAGCTCATTTTAGTCGCAGCCCAAATATAAATGTATTAGATCCAACTTTTTATGGAACAGGTTTATCAGGTGGAGAACGTGATAGACTTTTTTCTAAACCTGGCGGCGTAACTGATCGAGTTTATGCGTATCTTGGAGATCCCAATAGAGTTAAACCTGAACCAGGTTTAGGATCAAATAAATATAAAGGCCAAGCCGAAAATCTTTATGATTGGAATAAAGATCCTGCTGGTTTGTGGGCAATTTCTCAAGAATTAAATAGGGCGCCTGCAACGGCAAAAGTTAATCCTGCATTTATTGATATGCAGCAAGCTCAAAATGACATGGAGCGTTTGGTTAAAGAATACGGATATTCAGGTATTGCAAACCCAAAACATCGCTATCCAATGGCTGTTATGTTTGATCCTTTGACTGTTCAAAAAGTTAGAAAAAGCGGCGGCCGCACAAATATTGTTGACGGTGCTTTATCTGTTTCACGCCAATTCGGCCCTGTTGCTGCTCAGGATGCCGTGAATGTTGCCAAGCAGCTTACACGGGGACGCCCGTAATCATGGAGAACTCCAATGTCTGAATCTGCAAAGTCTGCCCGCAAGGCGGCTGCAAGTAAAGTCCAGAGGCTGGTCGGGCCAGATCCGCGCGGCACGCCAATCGATGCATCCGGCTACACACCGCCCGACGCGCTTGAAACCGGCGTACAGACGGGCATGCGCCCTGTCAGCAAACGCCAATTTAAAAAGGGCGGTAAGGTCGTCGGCAAGGTGCATGGCGCAGCAGCGCATCACCACGCAGGTCGCAAGCCGCGCAAGTCAGGCGGCAGTGCAATGCCTCCCGTTGACCGGTTGATCAACCGCGACTTGAAAAAGGCCAATGAATACCGCGACGGTTCAAAGCACATTGGCGGCATGAAAAAGGGCGGTCGCATCCATAAAGACATGGGCGGCATGATGAACCCGCAGGCAGCAGGCGCCATGCAAGATCCGCGCATGATTGCCGCGCAACGCATGGCAGCATCAAACCGCGCTGGCGTTCCGCAGGCCATGCTACAGTCAATGCCCACCAGCTCAAAGATTTCACGCGGTGCAGGCCTTAAAAAGGGCGGGCATGCACATCGGTCGCATAAGAATGATGGTGGCGTTCCTGTGCCTCCTACGATGCCTGACGACATCCGTGCGCTTCGCAACCGTTCACGCGCATTGCCTGGCGATGACATCACGACATCGACCGGCGCACGCACTGAGAACCGCAAGCACGGCGGCAAAATACCGCACCCAGACGAGGCAGCAGATAAGCAATTGATCAAAAAAATGGTCAAGGGCAAGGCCTTGAAGTGCGACGGTGGTTCGCTGGCTAAAGAGACCGGCACACGCCCCACGGGTGGCCGCATGGCACGCAAAGAAGGTGGCCGCACCGGCAAGGGCAAGACCAACGTCAACATCGTGATTGCAGGCCATGGCCAGCAGCCGCAG